TTGGCGTTAAAAGCCCTTCTGGATTTCAGCATTTCATTGATCCGGGCGTCCTTTTTAGCTTGCGCCGTGGCCTTGCGCTGCGCCTTCACCTTCGGGCTGACTGGCTTATTGGCCGAACGCTTGCGCTGATAACCGGTGCCCTTAGCCGCCTTCTTGGCCGCAAATTTCTTACCAGCTTGGCTGCCTTTGAAAGTGCTAGATCCGGCAAATCCGCCAACTTTCTTCTTGGCGTTAGTCATGCGACGTGCGCCTTCTTTGGCCTTATAGGCAGCCTTGGCAGCACGGCCAGCCTTCACGCTTGTGCCGCCACCTTTGCCAGATTTCTGAAAGGCGACATCAGACTTGCGGGGCTTTTTGGATTTGCCCATTCCACCGCCACCGCCACCAGAGGCGAAACGGCCTTTTTTATCGCGTGAGTACCTGCGGGCCATGACCGTAAGAGATTTTCTTCATTTTAATCGGTGCGAACATTCCCGTAACTCTGCTGCAGTTGCTTCAGGGTGACTTCGCTGCCGTCTTCGCGGACCATGCGGCTCAGCGCATCTTGCGGGCCGTATTTATTGGCAAGCTTTCTGAAGTACGCGGCGCGGGTTTCACTGCGGAACACTTCCCTTTGATATTCCTTGGGCTGACCGCGAAGCCACTTGCCATAAGTGACGTTGCCCTTAACCGGACCTTCGGCACTGGCGCGCTGTGATGGACCCGTTCCCCAGTCAGGCTCAGGAATGCCAAGCCCTTCGTAGTCAATGATGGGAATCGTCGTGCTGCGGCAGTTGAAGTGAACGGGCGGCTCTGGCCCTCTGCCGTATTCAAACTCCCTGCCGTCAAGGCTTTGGCAAATTGCCGAAGTGCGGCTATCGAGCGTGGCGACGTAGCGGTATTTCTTGGTGATGTCCTGATTGGCTTGATAGACCTGCGTACTGGCTGCGTTGGCAACCTGTTGAACACTCGTGCGAACAACGGTCAGCACCTGATGGTCCGCCATCTTGGTCAGCTCGCCACCGGCTAACGCTTGCTGTCGTGCGGTTTTGGCAAGATCTCCAAAGTCAAGGCTTCCGATCAGGCGGCGTGCGATTTGGGCAGTCGGTTCGCCACTGAGAATCCCAGTCCTGATGACGGCGTTGAATCGCTGCGCTTGAGATTCGGCCAAGCCACGGAACGCCTTCGACACAACATCACCATTGGGCAGCGTGATGGCTGCGCCCTGTCCAGCGGTCAAATTGAAAGCGCCAGTGCCAGGCAGCGTGAAATTCAGATCAGTGGGGTCAACCGTGGCAACACTCGCCGCGAAGTTCGGCGCCACCTGCACCGTGTTCACCTGGGCCAAAGCGTTGACCTGTGATGGCAGCAATTCACGCGCATCAGTCACGCCGCCGCTAATTGCCAGCCTGATCTGTTCCTGCACAAAGCCGGTCTGAAGCTCAGCCAAGCCCTGCAGCTCTTGCGTCACATAAGCCGTACTGCGATCAGCCCAGCCATCAAGCGATTCCTTCAGCTGCGCCAAGATCACGCGCAAACGCTGAGCCTGCACAGAAGACGGCGCCACAATCCCGGCACCTGCTGTCGCTTCACCAAGGTTGATTGCCCGTAGATCGGCAACCGCACTAAGAACAATGTTGTTGTAGTCCCGCACAATTTGACGGGCCACTGCATTGCTGAAGCGGTTCAGGTCAATGGCGTTGCGGTAGATATTGGCAACCGGGTCATTGCGATTGATCCGGCGCTTGAACTGCTCAACGTTGAGAAGGCGAGGCGTTACGCCGGATTGCGTCATGACACCCCGCTCAGGTCATTTCCTTATTAACAATGGTACGCACCTGGCCGTCAGCCTTTACGGCGATGACTTTATAAATGCGGGGTTCGTCGCCTTTTTTCTTGAGCAAACGACCTACGGCGGTGACTTCAGGCTTGATCATTTGCGCTTGCGATTTTCCTTGACAAATTGTTTGATGAACTTGATTTGACGTGATGGCTCCATGCCTCGGATTGTTTCGCGGATTTCAGCCGGCGACTTGCCAAGGGATTTTGAAAATTTAGCAACCATTGCTTTTTCATGCACAGTCCGCAGTTTCTTGGCTCTTGATTGATCGCTTTTAAATTGACGATTGCGTGCTTTATCGGCAGTGCGAGCAGTAGCACTCTGACTCTTCACCGTCCGTTCAATGCTGGCATCCATTCGCTTGCCAGCTCGCCCTTTGAATCGACCACGAACGGAAACCTGAGCGTTGTCAGGCTGATTAGCCATTTTTGCGTTTGTTGCTTTAAGGCGGCTGGCTGCGACACCTGTCTTGAGCTTTCGGCTGCTTTGTGGTTTTAGTCCCTTGGGTTTGCTAATCGTTCCGCCACTCTTTGCGCTTAATTTCTGTTTTGCTCCACCACCAGCCCTGACATTCCCTGGCGTCTTTAGTCGCGCACCACGTCCACTGGTCTGACCCTGATAGCCGCCAACGCCGCCAACACCCTTGGAAGCAAAGCGACCACGAGCGTCGCGGACGTAACGGCGGGCCATATCAAGTGATCAAGCTAAAGACAGATTAGCCAACTTGCTCAGTTGGCATTTCTTCGCCCATCACATCTTGAGCGCCGAGATTCTCAGGCCCGCCCATTTCGATCAGACCGCCTGCTTGCGTTGCTTCCAGCTCTTCCTCAACATCAAAATCGTCACCCAGGATTTCGCCTTCACTGAGCTGATCCAACAGTGTTTTCTGGCTGATGGAACCGGCGGTGTAGAGCTGCAGCAGCGCGAGGATTTCCGCAGGCTCAAGGCGTGCGCCCACAAAATCCCGGTTGACATAGCTGGAACCGGCTTGAGCTTGACCCACAAAGTCTGCGTGGAACTGCAGGCAGTTGTCGATCAGATCCTGCACCTGCTGTGCAATGACCATCATGGTGCTATCACCCTGGCTGCGGTCAATGCGCTTGGCTTCGGCGGTTTCAGCTGAGAGCTTTTGGCCCAGGACAGCAGACAGACCGAGTTCGTTGATCTGACCGGCGAGTTGCTCAAGGCGCTTGAACTGCGCTTCAAAGCTCTTGCCGTCAGGTTCGATGTATTCAGCGCGGCCTTCAGCCGGAAATGCGATTGCCTCACCAGGGCCAGCCGACACTTCCTCGGCAGAACTCGGGAACCCGAAGAACGCCAGCATCGGGACGGCGCTGATGTGCAGCATGTTGTCCAGATCGCTCTGGATTTGATATGCCTTGAGGTTCAGCTCTGCGATGTCTTCCATCGGCGGGCGTGACTCAAGCAGGCCAACACGGTTGGAATAGGCAACAGCAAACGGGATGTAATCAAGGCTTGTCTGGCCTTCGGCTACTTTCTCGAAATCGCCGTTCGTTTCGCCTTGGCGGTACAGCTCATAAGAGCCAGGGCGCAAAACGCGGATCTGTTCAACGTACTTTTCGCCAAACTCACCATCGGGAACAATGACGCGCTCCATCAGGCGGAGCATGGTCAGCTGTTGACCGCCGTTGACGATTTCAGAGCGCCAGCCAAGGATGTCCCGCGGGGTGTAGCAAACCCAGTACGGACGAAGGCTTGCAACATCGGTGATGTTTTGCGTTTCGTCTTCAGTCGCAGTTGGGAAGTCAACCAGAACGCCAACGTGGCCGTAGCGAACGATCTTCCGCGTCAACTCATAGGTGAAGATGTTTAGATCATTCCCCTGCAGGTCTACGTCAAACAGCTGCTCACGAATCAGGTCTGGGACGTTATCGAGCTTGACCGGCTTGCGCGTCAACATGCCAGCCAACATCCGTTCAAGACGTTGGTAGTAAGGCGGGCAAACAGAACGGGCTAGGCGGTTATCAAAGCTCTCGTCCAGTTCGCGGGGTTCCTGCGGCAGATACCGGCGATGCTTGCGGCGCATCCCATAGGTGCCCTCCATCAGATCTTCAATCAAGATCCAATGGGCTTCCATCGCGGCCCAAGCGCCAGACGGATCCTGCACCTGCGTTGCTTGGCGCTGAATGTTCCGGTCGTAGTGCTTGAAACCGGTGTAAGTCATCTTGCGCGCCTAGCCATGCACAAATTCTATGGTTCTAGGTTAATGCTGAATGTTGGCTGGGCCTCCGATACCGCCACACACGGCGTTCAGCCTTACGGGTAGAACCGACCCAGC